TGTTCGCTGTTCATAACAGTTTGTTATGCTTAACGCAACAGAATAAATAGGTCACCATTAAAAAAAGTTATTGCGAGTCAACCGAAAATGTGATTATTCGCAAGAAAATGGGGCGCAACATGGTTAAACAACGGCGCGGCGGCGGTAAAACTAAAAAAGTAACCGCTCAAATTAAACAAGATATTTTAGAACAAATGGCACAAGGCCAAATGCTGACTGATTTATGCGACAAGCACAATATTAGTCGATCAGGCGTGTGGCGCGCGCGTCAAATAGACGAAGCGTTTGACTCTGGTTTTAAAGAAAGCGCTTCCGTAGGCATTCTTAGCTTTTTGGATCAAGCGCGAAAAAATTTAGAAAATGCTGATAGCCGTGACGAAATTCTGAAGCGAAAAGAAATATTGCGCCACGCAGAATGGTTTGCAGAGAAAAGGTTGGCAATGTTCCAACCAACACAAAAAAGTGAAGTTACCGTTGACGGTCCAATGGTCATTGGCTGGCAAGAAATTAGCCAGGAATCGGTTTCTGTTTCCAATCAAGTCAACAGTCGTGCGCGAAAGTCGATTGATTTTATAGATTCGATTGACGAAACAGCAACAAATTGACAACGTTTAAACGCATTGTTTGCTGCAAATCGGTTGTAACCTACTGATAACATTAGCCTAGTAAAAATATAATATATAAGTTGGTCGCAGGGGCAGGGGGGTATTTTGGACGGGTACCACCCCCGCAGACCCGCGCCGCACATCTGGTCCCATGCTGGGGCTAACTGCGACGAGTATTTTAAAACTTTCGGCCAGCCCAAGCGATGACTCACTCTCGCTGGGTATTTGCAGGGGGTGGGGTTTTCCCTTTCCTTTACGCCACCCCCTGCCTTTTAAGGAGGTACAATGAAAAAACGGATGTCACCGAAACAGAAGAAGGTTGCCAGAGCGGCTGCACCGCGAAACAAAATTACAGGCGCGGATTTTAAAGCGATGAGAAAAAAGAAACGGTGAGGCGTAAACACCAAAAGGTTATTATCCCGTATCGCCCAAGACCGCTGCAACAACAGTTCCACGAAAACGCAAAACGTTTCAGCGTAGCCGTGGCACACAGACGTTTTGGCAAAACGGTTATGGCGCTCAACCATCTGCTGCGCGGCATCCTTATGTGCCAGCAGCCAAGAGCGCAGGGGGCATATATAGCGCCAACGTACACGGCAGCTAAACGAATTGCATGGGCATACTTGCGCGAATACGCAGGGGTGATACCTGGAGTAAAGTTTAACGAAGCGGAGTTGCGCTGCGACCTGCCCGACGATAAACGCATTTATCTTCTCGGAGGAGATTCCGCAGATTCACTTAGAGGACTTTTTTTAGATTTTGTCTGCCTCGACGAATATGCAGACATGAACAGCAGATTATATCCAGAGGTAATCAGGCCCGCTATCAGCGATAGGCTTGGTAGTTGTTTGTGGATAGGCACGCCGAGAGGGGATAATCAGTTCAAGGAGATATACGACTACGCCCTGCAACAACAGGAAGAGGGCAACCAAGACTGGTATACGATGCTGTTTAAGGCAAGCGAGACGGGAATCCTTAAAAAGGAAGAACTCGACTCAGCCCGTGCCATCATGGATGAGTCACAGTATCAACAGGAGTTTGAATGCAACTGGTCTGCTGCATTGCGCGGCAGCTACTTCGGTGCTGCACTGGATCAGGCAGAGGCAGACGGGCGCATAACAAATGTGCCGGTTGATCCTAACCTGCGTGTGTCGGTCAGCTTCGATCTTGGCGTAGCCGACAGTACGGCAATATGGTTTTGCCAAGAGTACCAGAGGACAGGCGAAGTTAGGGTTATAGATTATTACGAAGCCAGCGGAGAAGGGCTTCATCATTACGTTAAGGAACTGAACAGCCGACCATACGACTATGATCGGTTTTATTTCCCGCACGACATTATGGTGCGGGAACTTGGAAGCGGCAACAGTCGCTATGAGATGCTGCTAGGGTTGGGTGTACGCCCGACTGTTGTAGCAAAACTTACAGTCCAAGACGGCATAGAGGCGGTTCGTGCCACGCTGCCTCGTTGCTGGTTTGATCGTCAAAAGTGCGCCCAAGGTATAAAATATTTACGAGGCTATCATCGAAGTTGGGATGCCAAACGCAACGATTGGCGAGATCGCCCCAACCATGATCATAATAGTCATGCTGCTGACGCTTTTCGCTATCTATCGGTAGGTATGCGCGATGCAGACAGTGATGATTTTATGAGCGAGGTTGCACGAACGCAAATGCTCGATGACGGCACCCCAGCCATACTATCGGACTATGCCGACAATTTTGGTTGAGAATGCCACCTACGCAGCAGCCGTTTACATTGCACGGCATATGCGCGAGGGGGACAAAGAAGAAATACTGCCGCTGATACCACGGGCTGAAGATTTAGCCCTACGGGCATCAGCCAGTGCATACAGTAAAATTGCAACTGTTAACGGAAAACCTGTCAGCATATTCGGGGCTAGTGAAACCGTCTCTAAGTGCTGGCAGGTTTTCATGTTTGCAACTGACGATTGGCCGCTCGTTGCAACGACAGTTACTAAACACATTAAGAGAAAGATGTCGCGTTACCTGTATGAAACAGGGGCTAACCGCTTGGAGTGCCGCGCACTCGATACGCACACAGAAGCGCATGAGTGGTTGGAGTTTTTGGGCGCGAAAAAAGAATCGGAAGTAGAAGAGTACGGTGCAAACGGACGCACCTACTTCATGTACCGATGGTTGAGAACCGAATACGAGGAGTAAAAATATGTGCATGTTTGGAGGCGGGGGGTCAGCCCCTGCACCGCCACCGCCACCCCCACCCATTCCAGCGCCAGCAAGGGACGATCCAGAAATTTCCCAAGCGGATCGTGACGCAAAACGCCGCCGCCAGCTAGCTGCTGGTAGGCAATCTACGATGATTACTGGTGGCGAGGGCGTAACGGAAGACGCAAATGTTGGTAGCAAAACACTGCTAGGTTCTTAATGCCTATTTGTTATCGACCCGTCAGACGAGCGATGGAAAATGTTGTGCCGCTCAAGCGTGTAAGACGCGAGGAGCCGAAACCTCAGAAGGTGCGTTATGGCAATAACACACAGAAATGAGCGGTTCAGCGGCTACAACAAACCAAAACGGACCCCAGGTAAAAACAAAAAGTTTGCCGTACTTGCAAAGAAAGGCAAGCAGGTAAAATTGATCCGTTACGGTGATCCAAATATGTCAATCAAAAAGAGCGACCCGAAACGTCGAGCAAGTTTTCGTGCGCGTCACAAATGTGACACGGCAAAAGATAAACTTACCGCACGTTACTGGTCGTGCAGGAATTGGTGAAACATGACGAAACGTCCTGGTCTATACAGAAATATTCATGCGAAAAGAAAAAGAATACAAAGGCAGAAAGCCGCTGGCAAAACGCCAGAGAGGATGCGCAAACCTGGGAGCAAAGGCGCTCCGACCAATGCTGCTTTTAAACGCTCTGCAAAAACTGCGAAGAAAAAGCGTTAAGTCAGATGGGTAAAGGCCAAGCGCATTACTTCCGCGATGGTACGCGCCACGCAGGTAAAACCCATAAGATGCCCGACAAGTCGTTGCACTCAGGCGCACGGCATACAAAGTCGTCCAAGAAATTATTTCACTTTGGGCAACTGAGTGACAGAGCAAAACAAAAAGCGAGAAGGAGATAGACATGCCAAGAGGTACAGGAACTTACGGAAGCAAGATGGGCAGACCACCAAAGAAAAAGAAAAAGATGACGAAAGGCAAGAAAGGCAAGAAGTAGTGTGTACTGTTGAGATGTACAGCCAGATGCAGCCAGGTATACAAACCATGCCTGACATGAGTGCTGGTTCTCGTCTAGCAAAAGCTACACGACAAGCGCAGTCAACTTTTGGCGGTGGTACGTATCAAGGCAGAACGATCATGCAGGGCGTGCCTAGAAATACAGACGCTCAAGCGATACGCAACACTACCATGTTAGGTGTTTAATGGATTTTCAAGACACAGACGCAATCTTCAAAAGGTACGAGCGCATGAAAAATATGCGCGGTACATGGGAAAGCCACTGGGAAGAGATTGCAGAACGAGTGCTTCCACGCAGCAGCGAGTTTAACGGAGACAAGACTGCTGGCGATAAACGTACAGAGAAAATATTTGATGCAACAAGCGCACTGGCACTTGAACGTTTCGCTGCTGCCGTGGAATCATTACTCACGCCCAGAGGTGCAAAATGGCATACCTTACGGGCAAGTGACCCAGGACTAAACCAGATACCAGAAGTAGGCGCATACTTTGATCAGGTGGAACGTATCATGTTCCACTACCGCTATGCACCTCGTAGCAACTTCGCTTCGCAAATGCATGAGACATATTTAAGTCTGGGCGCATTTGGGACAGGCGCTTTGTATGTTGACGAAAAGATGGACGCTGGGTTCCGCTACCGTTCTGTGCATTTGGCAGACATATTCATTGCAGAGAACGAACACGGCATTGTTGATACTGTGTACCGCCGCATGAACATGACAGCGCGGCAGGTCGCCATGATGTTTCCAGACGGCAACGTCAGCGACAAAATGCTCGACATGGCAGACAACAACCCTGACGAAAAGGTCGAGTTGTTGCATGTGGTGGCACCCCGTGCCGTGCGTGATGATACAAAACGCAATCGCGCAAACATGCAGTTTGGCAGCGGCTACTACGAATGCACAACAAAGAACCTCATCGAAGAAGGGGGCTTTGAGGAGTTCCCATACATCATAAGCAGGTATGTTACGACTGCGCGTGAAACATACGGGCGAAGCCCTGCCATGATTGTGCTGCCTGATATTAAAATGTTACAAGCGATGTCGCGTGTGGTTATCAGGGCGGGTGAAAAAGTTGTAGACCCGCCACTGCTTATTGCTGACGATGGTGTGATATTGCCCGTGAATACAAGACCAGGCGGTGCCACATTCGCGAGACTTGATGGTCGGCAGCAAGCGCCGATACAGCCACTGAACACAGGTGGTCGGCCTGACATAGGCGAGGCCATGATGGAGAGTAGAAGGCGCACGATTAACGATGCTTTCCTCGTCACTTTATTTCAGATACTGGTCGATTCTCCAAGGATGACTGCTACCGAAGTGCTGCAACGCGCACAAGAAAAAGGTGCCTTGTTAGCGCCTACCGTGGGCCGACAACAATCAGAGACTATCGGACCTCTTATAGAACGTGAGTTCAACATACTTGGTCGTCAGGGTGTGTTGCCGCCTGTGCCAGAGGCGCTGGAAGGTCAAGAATACGAAGTCGAGTATGTGTCACCACTTAGTAGAGCAATGAAGTCTGAAGAGGGTGTGGGCATACTCCGCACGCTGGAGATGGTGCAGCCCATAGCTGCGGTTGACCCTAGCGTCATGGACAACTTCAATTTTGATGAAATCACAAGAGTTCTTGCAGATGTTAACGGTGTGCCACAGCGCATTCTAAAAGATGCAGAGAGCATAGCAAACCAGCGCAACAGCAGAGCGCAACAAGAGCAACTGCAACAGGTCTTGAACGCTGCACCACAGACCGCAGATGCTGCACTGAAGGTCAGCCAGATTAGTCAGGCGGCACAGCGTTGACGACACAACGACAGCTAGTAGAGGCTTACCGCACCATATTTATGAACACGCCAGACGGTCAGTTGATTCTTCGCGACATGATGAAGGCATCTGGTTTGTTTAGTGTAACAGGTGTGCGGTCAGCAGAAGAGGTTCAGCATTTAGAGGGGAGCCGTGACATGGTTCGTCGCATTATTAGTTTCCTCGGTCTAGATGACGAGCAAGTTATGAAAATCGGTATAGGAGTTATTGATGAGTGAACTAGGGTCTGCCCCAGAAGCAGGTAACCCAGAATCTGCACCCGCAGAGACTGAGGTTGCAGTAGAAACCACACAATCAACAGAAACCACGGAACTGACAAAAGCAGAATGGGTCAGCCCAGACTATCAGCAGGTTGTCGAGAGCAAGGGTTGGCAGAATGCGGATGACGTTCTGAAGAGCTACGTCAACTTAGAAAAGGCAATGGGCAAAGAGCGCTTGGCGGTTCCAGAAGCGGATCAGGACATTACCGAATGGGACGGCTGGTCAAAACTCGGCACACCCGAAACCGCTGAAGGGTACGAACTTAATGTTCCTGATGGAATGCAGGACTACAGTCAAGAACTGTCTGACTGGTTTAGGCAAAGCGCACATGACGCAAAAGTGCCAGCCCACATGGCACAAAAGTTACATGATGGATTCGTGCAGCGTGCGATTGATCAGCATCAGGACCAAATGCTTAGTACGCAAAGGCAGGTAGAGGATTGGACTGCTGAGATCAAAAAAGAATACGGCACTGCTTATGACGACAAGATCGGCGTTGCCAAGCGTGCGGTTCGTGCGTTTGGCAGTGACAGTCTGATCAACATTTTAGACACAACTGGCTTGGGCAATCACCCTGATATGATCCGCACGTTTGCAAAAATCGGTGCAGAACTATCGAGCGGAGCGCAGTTTAAAGAGGCAGAAAGCACTGGTCGTTTTGGAATGACACCTGCCGATGCCAAGGAACAGATAGCACAGATAAGAAACAACCCTGCTTTGGGTGATAGGAAGCATCCAGAGCATAAAGTTCTGAACGAAAAGTTAAGTCAGTTATATGAGTTAGCTTTTCCTGATGATGTTTAACGGACAAGGTGAGAACCCCCGTGAGACTGCTGGAGAGACAGCAAGGTGACGACCTTAACCGCAGATGTGCCGCTCTTGCGACAACACATCGTCATCCCTTCAACCATACTAGGAGTAAGCACACATGAGCGTGCAAATTACTACGGCGATGGTGGAGCAGTATCGAGGAAATATAGAACACCTTGTCCAGCAGAAAGGTTCCCGTTTGCGGGACTCTGTTCGTGTCGAATCAGTCACGGGCAAGAACGCCTTTTTTGAGCAGCTAGGTTCTGTATCCGCTTCGAAACGTACCTCACGCCACAGCGATACACCAAGAATTGACACCCCCAGCGCTAGGCGGCGGGTGAGTCTTGTAGATTTTGACGTAGCTGATTTGATCGATAAAGAAGATGAAATCCGCACGTTAGTATCTTTTACTGGTCCATATGCTGAAGCACAAGCTATGGCGTTGGGCCGTGCGATGGACGATGAGATCATTGCTGCCGCTGACGGCACAGCCTTCACGGGCGTTGATGGCAGTACGTCAACTGCTTTTGACACCAACAACGTTGTAGACGTGCAAGTCGGTGGTTCAAGTTCGGACGTGGGCTTGAACGTTGCCAAACTTCAAGCGGCTGCTGAGATTTTAAATTCCTCAGACATCGATCCAGAAGTTGAGCGATATTGCGTCTTAAATGCCAAGCAGTTGAATAATTTGCTTGGAGAAAACGAAGTTAAATCCGCTGACTTTAACACTATCAGAGCGTTAACACACTAGCGCCCACGCATGGCAACATGCGTGTAAACACTCTGTGAATTGCTGGGAAACCCTAACGTAAAGTCGAGGGCAATCAGCAGCCAAGCCCCAATTGGGGGAAGGTTCAACGACCATCCTTTTAGGAGTACACCGCAAGCGCGGTGGAAGCGCAGAGCATCTCATTGAGATGAAGATATGGTCTGATCTTACGGGCATAACCGTAAGCTGCCGAAAGGCGGGACAAGCAGTAGCTAGCTTGT